AGAAACGATAGAGGCAGTAGCTAATGTTGTAGATCGTTTTGTATCTACTCCAGAAGAGAAAGCTGAGATGAAAGCTAACATTGAAGCTGAGATCAGTAAGAGGTGGAAAGCTGACATGACTAGCGATAGTTGGTTAAGCAAGAATGTCCGCCCACTGACACTAATTACGGTGATAGGCTTTCTGGTAGTGTGTACATTCTTTGATGGCATGGGCTACCTCACCGTTGATGAATCATGGATAAGTTTGTGGAATATGTTGTCAGTTACAGTTGTAGGTGGTTACTTTGCAGTTAGATCTGTTGATAAGAGAATTAGATAGATCTAGGTTGGTTAATAATGAAAGGAGGCGGTGCTTATGCACTAGCCTCTTTTTTTTATATATACTATACTATATAGCTACTCTTATAGAGTAGCATATAGTATATAGATATATAGAATATATATACTTATATAAGGTACGCAAGTCATGTTAATAACTTTTTATTCACCTACTTGTTAATAAGTCTGATCTGATTACCTTAGAGATATTATTAACCAACTCACAATTACTATGAACAAAGATTATCAACATGCCGAGCATCTGGCATGGCTATTAACAAAATGCCCACATACATTGCAGGGTAAGTTTTTTGATGCTGTAAAGGATCTACAAGTAGATCAGTATTTTGCACTAACTGCATGGGCAGTCAATCAAACTACCAGAAGCAAACCTGCACATACCGATGACTGGTATGAGATGATCATTGATGAATCAACTAACTATGTACTGGGGATATGAGTGTAAATAGAAACTACGATAGAGATCTGTATATAAATGTTTTAGAGGCTGAGGTTACAGCCTTAAAAACCAGATTAGATCATGTGATGAACTGGTCTTATAGGAATCACAGCTTAAAGAACCTAGCTCCAGAAACAGTTGATCTGATGATCCACCAATATATTCTAGCCCATGAAACCGAAAGAAATTCAATATCCAGACAGTTATGAGTGCAATAGACAAACAGTTTACAACCACCTATACCTCCATTTCGGAATCCCCGATCAAAAGCCCTACCTCTACCAACCAAAAGGGGGTTAATACACCTGCTTACTATATCGGTAAATACAAAGGCATAGAGGCGTTTGATGTATGTATGGATTTCTCAAGGGATAGTTATAATATGGGGGTGGCGATTGCCTACCTTTTAAGGGCAGGTAAGAAGCCAGATAATCCCATAGTAAATGACATCTTAAAGGCTATGGATCACTTAAAAAAGGAATTGGAATATCTAGGGTATGATAGAGAAAATGATAACACTGGAATTGATCTTACCAAAGACAATTTCCCTAAATAGTTTATACAGTGGGAAACATTGGACATACCGTAAGAAAGTTAAAGATGCGTATAAAAAAGAGGTTGAAACCGCATTGGATGGTTATGACCATTATTACGCTGAATCTATACGCATTAGGATCTCTTATAATAGTAGGCTTGATGTGGATAATGTTGTACTTGTTTCAAAGTTTGTTGCTGATACTCTTGTGGATCTGGGATATGTTAATGATGACAGCCCTAAATACTACAAAGAGTTGCGTATCAAATTTGACAGCGAGGTTGATAAGAATTTTTGTATCGTTAAAGTAGATTTGTTTAATCCATTAAAAACTAAAACACATGGAAACAGTAACGAAGATCAGTGAGGTAACTAAAGTAGTGCCTACCAATAAGCCATACGAGAGCCAGTACGGAACTCTATATGGTTATTACATCACCTTTGCAAACGGTGATAATGGAAAGTATAATTCCAAAAGTGAAACGCAGGACAAGTTTAGGGTAGGTGAGGATGCTACCTACGCTATTACTGGTAAGATGTATAATGACAAAATGTTTTATACAATCAAACCTAGCAATCCAGACTATGATTACAAACCAGTAGCAGATGCTCCTGCAAGTACATCTAAGGCGTTTGGAACTAAGCCAACTACACATACCTCTAAAGATGAGTTGATCGTTCGCCAGACAGCTTTAAAAGCATCAGCTGAGATAGGTGGTAAGGATCTGGCTATTATTCTAGAGAATGCAGAGCGCATGGTGAACTGGGTACTGGGCAAAGATCCAGATACATCTGGAGCTACACATGCTGATCATTTTCAAGACAGAGAGAAAGTAAAAGTTACCGCTGAGGTAGCTGAGGATGGTTTGCCATTCTAGATGAACATAGGGGGGTGCGATAAAAGCACCTCCTTTTTTTTTACAATTAAAACCAATACATGATTATATCATTCGCATCATTACAATCTCAACTAGATCTGATCAGAAGAGGTAAGGTAACAACTGGATATGAGTTTGGACACCATAGAATAGATACCCATTTCGTTTTTAAAAAAGCTGACCTTAACATAGTGTTAGGTCATGCTAATGTAGGTAAGACTACCGTAGTACTGTTTTTAATGGTCTTACAGAGCCTTAAAAATAATATGGTATGGTTGGTCTACTCAAGTGAGAATACAGCCTCTAGCATAGCTACAAAGATCTCAGAGTTTTATCTGGGTAAGGTGTTGCAGGGATCAACGCAAGAAGAGTTGCAGAGTGCTATGAATTTTATGCAACGCTATTTCGTGATAATAGATGCCGAGCAGAAAATGTACACCTACAATGATCTCATAGAAGAGGCAACTGATCTGCACATACAGCATGAGTTTGATGGGTTCATGATTGATCCATACAACTCACTGGCAAAAGATAAAGAGATGTACAAATCTCTGGGCGGTCATGAATACGATTACGAGGTACTTACACACTTTAGAAACTGGTGTAAGGATCGGCAGGTTTCTATCTGGCTATGTGTTCATGCTGTTACAGAGGCATTAAGAAAAAAGCATCCTGCATCACATGAGTATGCAGGTTTGCCAATACCTCCTAGCATGTCAGATGTTGAGGGAGGTGGTAAGCATTCAAACCGCTCTGATTCCATGCTGATCATACACCGCTATGTTGCACACCCTACTGAGTGGATGTACTCACATATACATGTGGCTAAGATCAAAGAGATAGAAACTGGTGGTAAGCCAACCAGTAAAGATGAACCTATAAGATTACGCAGTTTGCCTAGTAATGTAGGCTTTGAAATTGATGGTCAGAACTTGATCATGAAAAAGGAAACTAAGCAATCTAACTTTCCCTTTTAAGAAAATGAATTACATTGAACTCAAAGAACTAGGAATGGGCAGATCTATGACATTATTATGGTTACGAGCTAAGAATCGTGATCTAATGGAAATAGCACAAGCGTTAAGACCTGCGGACACCTCAGAAGATAGTCATGAGCTAGATATTTTTTTAGATCTAGTTAGCATCTACGGTGCTATTGATGCATGTGTAGATCTGGTTGAGGAAGTAGAGCCTATGATATGGGATGCTCAAGCCAAAAATGCAGATCTCAAATTGACTATACAACAGTTGCAACGCAAACTGAAAATGTATGAAGATCAGTTTGATATTTTAGATATAAACTTAGAGCCAAAAAACAGTAATGACTAAGACCATACTAAGATTAGAATATGAGAGGTATGTTGAGTTGTTTGACATAAGGACAAACAGAGAGCGAAAAAATGTGGTAGCCAGATTTGCATTTATGGTAAGCGCAAGAAGAGCGTTTACTACCAGTGCGATCGGAAAGGTCATGGATAAAAATCATGCCACTGTAATACATGCTACTAAAGCCCATGAGATGAATCATAAGTTTGATGAGGATTACCGTAAAATGTTTGAGGTTACTGAAGCCATGATAGATGGCTTAATTCATTCGGATGAATACCTATCTCAATCTCATAGGATAGATACCGTTCTAGAGAATATAAAGCTCAGAACTTTAGTACATAAAAAAACTCAAGATATAATAGAGCTTGAATCTAAATTACAGAAGTATGAATATAGCGGTTGATATTGCGCCACTGGCAGGACTGCTAGTAGGCGTGAACTATTGGAACTCTACGATGGATGATGATCATGAAGATCCTACATACCACAGCCTCCAGATATGTATGGTGCTGTTTGCGTTTGTTATTACATGGACTAGTAAACCAGAGTAGTGTTAGAGCTGATAAGTAAATACCACAAAGACTATGTGCGTATGGCTTACAAGCTAGGCGCAGGTCATGAGGCAGAAGATGTGGTGCAGGAGATGTACATCAGACTGCACAAATACATTAAGAATCCAGATACCATCATTTCGGATGGCAAACCTAACATGCTCTTCATGTGGGTTACACTCAGAAACATAGTGCGTTCATCTAAGGGGAGCGCAAAGGTTATTAAGACCGTTCCACTGGATGATTTCCCAGAATGGGCAGTGGTAGATTTTGAATCGTTTGATCGTGATGAGGCAGAGAGCTTTGAATACATGGTGGATCTGGTCTATGAAACCAGTTCAGAAATGCACTGGTATTATGACAAAATGTTTAAGCTATACTATCAGAGTGATCTGAGCATGAGGGATATAAGCAAGGGCAGTAAGATCTCATTAAAAAACATATTTGATACAATCAAAAAGACTAGGAATTATGTCAAAGAAAAACTCAAAGAAGAGTACGAAGATTACCAAAACAAAGACTATGACTACCTCAAAAGGGGTGGGGGACACGATAGAGAAAATAACTAAAGCCACTGGGATCAAAGCGGTAGTAGATGCTTTTGTGGATGCCACTGGAATTGATTGTGGGTGTGAGGCTCGTAAGGATGCTCTAAACAAAGCGTTTCCTTACAAGCGTACAGAGGTGCTGTGTTTAGAAAGAGATGAACACCAAACTCTGGAAACATTCTTTGGTGAGTTTAACGGTAACGAGATCAAAGAGAAATGGCAACAGCCACTTAGTGAGATCCATGCTAGGGTTTTTCAGCATAAGATGTATGTACCCTGCACCTGCTCACCCAGAGAATGGAAACGGCATATTGATGATCTAAGAAATCTCTACGCTACCTACGATGCAGGGTGAGAAACTTAGTAATCTACTCATGGTCTGGCTGTTTGCTAATGGTCATGACATACTAGATTTTAAAGAGGGGGTGGGTATCACAACCCACCACAAAGGAAAGCAATGGAAGTTTGATTTGTCTGGGCAGTATGGAGGTGTAAAGGTCAAGTACAAAGACATGATCCTATACTTTTACAAGGACAATAAGCTATTAACCCAAACGGATCTGAATGAGTTTACATGATTACCTAAAGAATAGCCTCAAGCTATCACCAGAACGCCTAGCACATGTAAAGAAAATGGGTACAGATGCAGAGGCTCTTTTTAAAGAGCTGACTAATGCAACTAAGACTGAAACTGAAGATGACAAGAAGCACATAGATTTTATCTGGCATGATCGTAAAATTGATGTTAAAGGTTTAAAGCGATCACATGAGTACGGTTACATACTTATAGAGATGCAGAACAGATGGGGGTATCATGGATGGTGTGCAAAGCAAAGTAAGGCAGAGTTTATAGCCTTTCTATTCCCAGAGGGATTTCATGTGTTTGATAAAGATGCTTTGCGAAAGCGCACACTGGAAATCTGTGAGCCTTACGATGGATCAGTGCATCGGCAGATGGGCGTGATGTGTTACGAGATGCCTAATGTTTGGCTAGGTAGACCAAACGGACAAGACATATTCACTTATTTAAGATTGTCAGATTGTGAAGATCTTATAGTAGGCACTATACCAGTTAGTTAGATTTTTTATATATTGGTACTTATTAACCAATTTATAAACAAATGAAAAATTACAAGCTAGTACACACCAGAACCTTTTACCAGAACGCTAAGAACTCAGCTGATCACTCAGCCCAGTTCACAGTGCATAAGTTTCATGATGCTGATGCAGGAGATGCATACTGGAGGCTCTTTAATGCTACCAGAACCTATGATCAAGTATTCGCAGGATATGGAGCAGACCAAAAGCTAAACGCTGTAACATTCGCTTTACAGTATGGAAACTAATATGAATCAGTTTATAAGGATCGCCAATGCATTACTGCGGAGGCGATTCCCTTTTAAGCCACAGCGTAAAGCGATGGTGGCTAAGATGTGGGTAAGGCATTTAGAAAACATTAAACCGTTATAGTATGGATGCAGAGATGGCAGTAGCAAAAGCGTATGAAATCGTGAACGATCCTCAGCGATCAGAATCTGATAAAGTGAATCTACTCCTATGGGTAGATGCTCAGATCTACCAGAACATTGGTACAGAATCCTCAAGGAACTACAAAGAGAAATCTAGGAGGGCTAGTGCAGTTATTTACAGACTGATCAAAACCATTGATAGGGATAAAGGTCAGAGATTTTTACATGCACTAGGAATGAATAAATGAAACGGATCAAACAATTCTTTAAACACCTTAACTGGTTAGAGCAGGAAAGAATAAAGGCAATGATTTACTCCATTATACAGAATAAGTCAGATTGTGAAATAGAAACCTTTAACACCAAAGACAAATGAAACAGATTGAATTACTTGATGGCAAATTATATGATCATGACTGGTTAATAGAGCAGTCTTATGATGATGAGTTCTATTATGGATTTTTAGGCAAGAACGCTCTAAGCAGTTCTAGCGTAAAGAAGATCCTAGACAGTCCAAAAACTTATTGGAACTTACAACAGTACGGTGAGGAAACAAACAGCCAAGCTCTAAGAGATGGGCGTTTGATCCACATGATGATCCTAGAACCTCATAGACTGAATGAACTGGTTTTTTGTGAAACCACAACAAAAACCACTAAGGTTTGGAAAGAGATGAGCGCACAACATCCCAAACATGTGCTATACACCAATAAAGAGAAATACAATGCAGAGCGCATTGCCGATGCGATCTTTAAAAACGAGAAAGCCAGAGAGCTTTTAAGCGATAGTAAGTTTGAAGTACCTGCGGTTGGTTATGTAGAGGGTGTACCGTTTAGAGGTAAGGCAGACATACTCAAGAACTCTGGAGGGATCGTAGATCTTAAAACCACCTCAGACCTAAAGAACTTTGTGTATAGTGCCAGATACAAATTTTCATACGGAGTTCAAGTTTACATTTATTGTCAGCTGTTCAACTGTGATTACACAGATTTTGATTTTCTGGTAATAGATAAAGCCTCATGTGATATCGGTGTGTACTCCTGCACAGCCGATTTCTATAATGCAGGTGAAGAGAAAGTGTTGTATGCCTTACAGCAATACAACCATTTCTTTGCAGGTAAAGAAAAACTAGAGGTGCAAGAGATGCTACATGATTACTATATAACTGGAGAGCTATGATAATGCAATACCAACGCAAACTTAAACACCTGCGATACATACGCCAAACGCTTAGAGAGCTACGCTATGACACTATCAACACTGTACTGGTATGCTCACACCTAAACACCATAGAGGATGCCTCAGAGCATCTCTTAAACAACGCTAAACTAATAAGGAAGTATGAAAGAAGAAGAAGATGGCTCAAATTGTGATCTTACTGATACTGTATGCCCTAACTGTGGTGTGGGCTATACGGTCAGCAACAAAAAAAAAGAGTTGATAGACATTCTTTTAAATGATTTAGTTATCTTTGGAATTGAATGCTAGTGCTTTACAGCGGAGTAGGCAACGCATTTGTTTATTGGTTTTAAACGAGGAAAAGAGCATGGTGTAGTACACTGTGCTTTTTTTTTGGTTTCTTATATGATAAACTAACATGATTTAACATGCCATTTGAGAAAGGTAACAGTCTGGGTGGGCGCAAGAAAGGCACACCCAACGCTACAACAAAAGAAATAAAAGAGGCTTACCAGATGCTAGTAGAAAGCAATCTGGATAATATGTCTAAGTGGTTAGCAGATGTTGCAGGAGATGATCCTAAACAAGCCTTAGAGCTGATGCTAAAGCTCAGTGAATATATGATCCCAAAACTAGCTAGGCAGGAAATTGTAGGTAATGAGGGTGAGGATCTGTTCAAGAACATTACACTAAAGTTTGGTGATTGGAAAGAGTAGCCTAACACATGGAGATAACCGCATTCACACCACACCCTAAACAAAGGGAACTGCTAAACAGCGTGATCAACGGATCAGAGAAATACCACATTGCATCCATAGGTAGGCAGTTCGGTAAATCTATGATGGCAGAGAATCTAGCTTTATACTGGGCGATCAATGATGCGCCCTGCAAGATCCTCTGGGTATCTCCAGTGTATTCACAAGCTAACAAGGTGCAGAAAGAAGTGATTGAAGCCATAGGTGGCACTGCCCTGCTCAGATCAAACAACTACTCTACAAACGAGATCACACTATCAACTGGATCAGTGATCTATTTTAGATCAGCTGAGAGGTATGATAACATTAGGGGTATGACCTTAGATTATGCCATCGTAGATGAGGCAGGGTACATTAAGGATGATGCATGGAGGGAGGCAATCAAGCCTACCCTACTGGTCAGAGGTAAAAAGGTGCTGTTCATTTCTACACCCAAAGGAAAGAACTGGTTTTATGATCTGTATCAATATGGCACATCCTCAGAGTACCCTAATTACAAAAGCTATAAGGGCAGTTCATACGATACACCCTTTATAGATGAGGCTGAGATCAATGAGGCAAAAAAGACAGTACCAGAGAAAGTGTTTAGGCAGGAGTATCTGGCTGAGTTCCTAGATGGTGGTGGTGAGGTGTTCCAGAATGTGGATCAGATCGCCATGCTAGATAAGTACCCATCACCAGTAGGCAAATGCTTTGCAGGTCTGGACATAGGAAAGCAAGAGGATTTTACAGTGCTTACAATCATGGATCAGAAAGGTATTGTGGTTGATGTATATAGAGATAACCAGAATCAGTGGCACACCATGATCAAAGAGGTGGTGAGCCGATTAAGGAAGTTTAATGCCTCATGCATGGTTGAGGTTAATGGTGTAGGAGATCCGATCTATGAGCAGATCAAAATGCAGTGGCAGAATACCCACCCATTTATCACTACACACCAGAGCAAAACAGAGATCATAGAGGGCTTGATCATAGACACCAATGAGGTGGCTATATCTATTCCCACAGAGAAACTCTTTCCCTACCTCTATCAAGAGATGGGCTACTTTACATACGAGTACAGCCCTAAGACTAGGAACATAAGATACGGACACCCAGTAGGGCTACATGATGATACTGTCATGAGCCTAGCGATTACCAACTACAACAGAAAGACAAATAAGAACTATGGAACATACGCCATCAGATAAGGAAATGAAGATCATGTTCCCAGAGCATGTCAATGAGCTTACAGTTGAGCAGTACCAGAAATACCTAAAGGTAGATACTGATGATATTACATTCTCACTACTCAAGGCATCAGAGATCTTTTTAGGCATACCATTACGCACCGCCTTAACGATGCAGTCAGATGGTTTCTTCACCATGATGAGTGAGCTGTTAGAGATGATTGGAGCAAAGCATTCACTTACTCCGATCATAGAATACAAGGGTACACAGTACGGATTTATACCCATGCTAGAAGAGATAAGTTTAGGGGAGTATGTAGATCTGGATGAGTACCTATCGGATATGGACATGCTACACAAAACGGTAGCAGTCCTATACAGACCAATAACGCAAAAGGTAGGGCAGAGATATACAATAGAACCGTATGAGCCTAATGATGGCTACAAGGATTTCCCACTAGGTGTAGCTCTGGGCGCACTGGTTTTTTTTTGCGATTTAAGCAAGGAGTTATCTCAACATACCCAGACCTCTTTGGAGATCAAGATTCCGACACTGGAACAAACCTAACACCAGAGGGTAACTTTAGCAGGAAGTGGGGATGGCTATCCAGTATAGATCATTTAGCAGATGGTGATCTATTACGCTATGATGAGGTAACTAAACTGCCTATACATTTATGCTTTACCAAACTGGTCTACGATCAAGAACGGCAGGATCTAGAGCGTAAATCCATAGAGCGTTCAATGAGCAGAAAATAGCTTTACTACACTTGCTGTACTTTTTGGTTCTATATATATGGTTTACGATATACTAGACAAAATCAAGGGCATACTAGATGCAAACGATCAGATCAACACCGTTACCTACGGTGATATTTTTGAGGTTGATCTCAATAAGCAAAGCATATATCCACTAGCGCATGTGATGCTAGGCAGTGCCACAATCACTGATCATGTTATAGAGCATTCTATTTCTGTGATCGTAATGGATGTGGTAGATGTAACGAGCAAGGATATAAGAGATCAATCAGAACCGTTCTATGGAATCAATAATGAGCAGGATGTACTAAACACTCAGCTCTATGTGGTTAATGATCTGGTGCAGAACCTCAAAAAAGGTGATGCCCATATAGATGGCTTTCACCTTGTAGGTGATCCATCATGCGAACCGTTTACAGATCGCTTTGAGAATCTACTTGCAGGATGGGGTGTAGATCTAACTATCCAGACTAGAAACAAAATCAGCATCTGTGGCTAGTCCTATTATCAATGATGTCATTCAGAGTAAGCTCCATGCGTTTGCAAAGGAGGTAGTTCGTAGAGCTAAACTAGAGCTAGGTACTAAGAAGCGCATTAAGTATAACGATGGCAAGACAGCGAACCGAAGAATGGTTGCCTCTGGTAATCTACAAAGCAGTATAGGGTATGTCATAACCGCAGGAGGTGTTCATTCAGCTCTGGAGTTTTTCATGGCATCGTATGGTAAGTATCTGGATGCAGGGGTATCTGGTAGAAAGTTCAAGGTGCAAGGAGGCAGTCCATACTCATACCAGAATGCATACTCAATGAAGAGTAATGCACACCAGATGAGCATACTGAAGTGGATGAACAAGCGTAGGGTTAAAGTGAGAGATCCAGAAACTGGTAGTTTTGTTAAGCAAACGGATGCCAATAGAAAGAACCTTGCATGGGTGATTGCCAGAAAGGTTAAGGATAGAGGATTGCCTAAAACTGAGTTTTTTAGCAAAGGGCTAGAAGAGCTGTATGCTGAGTTACCTGCACAGCTACAATTTATAGTAGCTGAAGAGATTGAGAAAATGATTGATGAATTTAACATAGACATATAATGCCAACAGTAGCTCCTACTGGTTTTGTGGGCAGTAAAAGCCCAGTGATCATTACCTATACCAATTCAGCGGTATCAGCTTTCACAGCGGTGAATCTGAAGATATACATCTGGGATGGTGATTTCGGATCTAGACCAACTGATCCAGTTTTTACTATACAGCGGTTATCTAACTTTCCTAGCACTGATTTCTATGCTGATGTAAGCCACTTTCTAAATGAGTACATAGAATATAATTCAGCAAACCTAGATGATGATGCAGTAGGTAACACTGCATCTGGTATGCTTAAATGGTGTCAAGTAGAATACACCATGAACTATACACATACAGATACAACAGCCAGAGTACACACTGGTTTCTGGGATGCTTTCCTATTCTCTGGTGGCTACTCTAATTTTGAGGATGGCGCAAACTACCATTACCAGTACGGTATTACGATGGTAGATGCAGAGAGATATGTACATAAAGATGATGTAATGGTCATGGGTTTATGGATGAACCCATTAGAATCATTTGCAGATACTGACTGGAATCTAGCAGAGCAAGTATGGAATCAAATAAGCACTAACTGGGATGCCGTATCAGCTGATGGTAATTACGGTAATGCTCCAACTCCTTAATTATGGCAGTAGATATAAAAATAAAGGTAACGATGTCCAATGGGGATAACTTTACATACACTCAAAGCATAGATCAAGGTGATGCTACTGAGGCGATTAAACAGTTCCCATGTGGAGTTCCTAACCTCACTGCACTCATGCGAGATCAACAGATTAGTGGTGTAGGGAATCCAGAAGATATGGAGTGGTATCGTATTGATCTGATGAGTGGTACAGAGGTGGTAGATAGCAGAAAGTTCTATGTAACATGTGAGCCAAAACAAACGCCAGTACATGTGGCTTTTGTAAACAAGTTTGGCATGTGGGATTACATCACATTCTTTAAGAAATCAACAGATGCAGTAAATGTCCAGAGTGAGCAATTCAAGCGCACTACTGGATCTGTCAATTCCTCTGGTAATTACTCCATCCCGAAGTTTGATCCGCAGTACATGAAGTACAATATCAAAAGCAAAAAGACCAGAACCCTAAACACTGGATGGGTGGGTGAGGATTACAGTGAGCTGATGAAACAGCTTTTGGTTTCTGATCATGTAGTGATCCTTTCTGATGATCGCACAGTAAGTGCATCGGGATCTGGTGAGCAAAGAGATTACACCTATACTCAAAACGGTGTAGCTGTAAATGTAAATACAAGCTCACTGGAAATGCAGAAGCATATCAATGATCGCATGATTAACTATACCATTGAGGTAGAATATGCCTTTGATGATCTGAACATAGCACACTAATGAAACAGCTAGAAATATACATAGATAACCAGAGGGCGGATATGCACGATGGGGAAAGCATTGAGTTTAATGTATCTGCTCAAGATGTCAGAGATATTTCTAAAGTGTTTGGTGATTACTCACAATCGTTTACGCTACCTGCTACAAAAACAAATAACAAGATCTTTAAGCACTACTATGAGCCAGATCTGCAAAGCGGATATAATGCTAATACAAGGCTAGAAGCATTCATCCAGATCAACAGCTTTCTGTACAGATCTGGAGTGGTTGAGCTAGAATCTGTAAGCATGGCAGATGGTAGACCTAAGACATATACGGTTGCGTTCTATGGAATGAACACAAGTTTAAAAGGCAAGTTTGGAAAGGATATGCTGACTGATCTAGATCTATCGGATTATGATCACACTTACAGAGATAGTAATGTAAAGGCAGGTATAGGTGGGTACATAACTGGCACTAACAACAGTGTGATCTATCCACTTATTTCACCAGTAAGAGATCTGTTTTTTAATTCTAACAGCAATAATCACGATAATAAAAACATAGCCTACCACACCTCCAATGATCCGCATGGTCTGATTAAGAATGATTTTAAACCTGCGTTAAAAGTTGCTAAGATCATAGATGCAATAGAGGCTAAATACTCAGTTACATTTAATTCTGATTTCTTCGCCACAGATGTGTTTACAGATCTGTATATGTGGGCGCATAGAAATGAGGGGTATTTGTTCAATGAGGATAATGCACCAAACGATTATAAGGTGTTTAATCCAGTATCTAGTTTGACTACTGGCACTGGATATGATGACAGTACAGATACCTATACAGATAGCAGTGGAACTGCACTAGAGATACGATTAAGCATCACAGCCTCTACACCGTTCCAAATTGTAGTTATAAAAAACGATATTGTAGTTAGTAGAACTACTCACACCGCTACAACTAACACAGTACAGTATTTTGATTCACCAACCATAGGAGATGCTTACCAGATAGCGTTAAGTGGTGAAAATGGTGCTAGTTCAGAATTGAGTGATCTAGATGTAGAATACAGATTTGCTAACACTGTATTGGCTAGTACAACTATGGATGGAGCATCTACTAATTATAATCCAGAATTGGTCATGGCTGATCACATGCCAGAAATCACCGTAGAGGATTTCTTGCAGGGATTACTCAAGATGTTCAATCTAGTCTTAATTCCAACTGCCAAAGATGCCTATGATATAGAGCCATTAGATGACTGGTATGCAGAGGGAGCTACACATGATCTAACAAAGTATGTGAAAGCAGATAGCCACAAACTAGCCAGAATACCACTGTACAAAAAGATCAGCTTTAAATTTGAAGAAAGTGAAACCATACTAGCTGATAGATTTAGAGTGAACAACGGTGGTATAGGGTACGGTGATCTAGAAACGGAATTTACTTTTGATGGTGAAGCGTTTGAGATAGATATACCATTTGAGCAGATGCTTTTTGAGAGGCTTAGTGATGAGGATGATCAGAGCTTATCAGATGTGATCATGGGTAAGGCTTTTGACAAAGACCTAAACCCTAATGTAGGCGCACCTATTTTGTTTTATGCAAATACTGCGATCACACTATCTGGCGATAAGCGATTAAACTACCTCAATGTTGATGGCTCAAATCAAGTTCGTTCAAGCGTTTGGGAAATAAACACCTCTAGCGATTCATCACAGAGTATAAATTTCGGTGCTGAGATCAATCCTTATAGCCTTACGCTTGATTCTAACAGCTTGTATGCCACCTACTGGGAAGATTACATTACTGATTTATTTGACACCGCTAGAAGGCTCTGGAGTTATGAGGCTATTTTGCCGTTGAGCGTAGTTTTAGCGATAAAGTCAAACGACATGATCACGATCTGGAACAGAAACTATAAAATCAATTCCATGAAAGTTGATCTTACTACTGGATCAGCCAGTCTAGAACTACTAAATGATGTATAACAGTGAACAGTAATTTAGGTTTCATTATTAGCGTACTTAAAGAAGTACCTGCAAACAGTGAGCTAACTAAGATAGCTAAGGGTAGGCATGTGATGCCTAGAACATGGCGTGAAGTAGCTACACAGATTAAGAGAGAATGGCGGTAGAAAAAACAGTAAAGATCAATGCAGATACTGGGGATCTAGTTAAACGCATTGCAGATATAGAGAAAGTGCTAGGTAAGATGGCAGATGCTCAAGCGGATGCTACCAAAGAAACCCAGAAACAGACTGATGCAATAAATGATCAGAATGATGAGCTGAATGAGCAGTCTAAATTGCTCAAGGCTTTACAAAAGACAGCGCAAGGTGCTAAAAAAGGTGTAGCTGTTTTAGGCAAGGGCTTTAAGGGATTAGGTCTAGCCATGAAAGCAACTGGGGTGCTGTTAGTTGTAGAGGGTTTCAATTTGCTCAAGGATGCTCTGATGAGCAACCAGAAGATCATGGATCAAGTTGAGAAAGTAACCAATGCTATTGGTATAGTCATGGGTACGATTGCTGAAGCGATTGCCGATGCCTACAACAAGGTATCGGAAATGAATGGAGGGTTTGATGCCATGAAAGAGGTGATCGGATCTTTAATGACCATCGCCTTACAGCCTCTGATCATTTCTTTAAACAGTCTAAAGCTAGGAGTGCTACAAGTCCAGAAAGCCTATGAAAAATGGTTTGGTCAAAACGATGCAGAGAAAATTGCAGAGATCAATGCTGAGATAGATGCAACCTCAGAAAAAATTATAGAAGCAGGTAAAACTATTGTAACGGAGGCGGTAGATATTGCCTCTAACATTGGTGAGGCAGTAGGTGAAGTGATACAAGGTGTTACAGCGATTGTGGATGCAACCACAACAGCTGTTAAAAACATTGATACTGATCAAGTCATGGATGATGCTGATCGCATGGTTGAGTTACGCAAACAAGCGGAACAGTCAGAAGTGGCAATGGGTAAAATCGCCAGTAAGTATGCTGATGACATAGCCAGAGCGACAGCGGAAAGAGATAAAGAAAATCAGACACTAGCCAAAAGAGAGTAACAGCAAAAGATCATAGATGATCTAATTAAAGGTCAGCTTGATGCTGAGAAAGAACAGCTCAAAATACAGTTGGCAAACCTCAAAGCCATATCAGACATGACTGGCTTAGATGAGGATCGTATAGCATACGAAGAGAAACTCACAGAGATTGCCGATAAGCAGAATGAGATCAATCAAGCAGGTTACGATGCAGAGGCAGAGAATGATGCCCTAGCGCAAGAGCGTAGAGATATAGAGGCAGAGGCTAGAAACAGAGCAATAGACCTAAGACAAATTGAACTGGATCTAGAAACAGAGCTGTTGCTTAAAGAATCAGATAAGATAGATGCCCAGAAACTAGCGATTGCAGAAATCGCAGGTTTAAGGGTAGCAGATCTAGAGGCTCAGATGGTAGGCTTAGATGCAGAAAGCGAACTGTATAAGCAGTTAGCTGATGAGAAAGTCATGATTGAGAAAGAAGCCCTAGCAGAGATAGACACCCTAGAGCGTGATTCCACACTGTTGCGTAGGGATCTTAGAATGGAACTAGAGGAATCTGTACTGGATATTGCTACAAATGGATTTGATGCATTGACAGCTTTATCAGAGGTGTATGCAGGTGAGGATGAGAGCAGAGCAAAGAGAGCGTTTGACATCCAGAAACGCCTAGCGCAAGGTCAAGCCATAGTGGGTACATACCAAGCGATTGTAGGTGCTTTAAAAGCAGAGGGTGCAGATGGATTGCTACCATTCCCAGTAAGGTTAGCAAACTCTATTGTAGCAGGTGTTGCAGGTTTTGCTCAAGTAGCGCAAATTGGAGCAACACAATTTGAGGGCGGTGGCAGTACATCAGAGCCTAACATACCAACCGCACCTCAGCGATCACCATCGTTTAATGTAGTAGGCTCAAGCGGTGTTAATCAACTGGCACAGTCTATGGGCAATAAAGAGCCAGTTAAAGCCTATGTAGTAGGATCAGATGTAAGCTCACAGCAAGAACTAGATAGAAAGAAAGTAAGTAACGCAAGTTTTGGATAATGAATATAATTGAACTGATTTTAGATGAAGAGGCATTTGCTACTGGCATACAAGCCATCAGCATAGTAGAAGATCCTGCTATTGAAGAGGATTTTATTGCACTCAATAAGCAGAAAGAACTGCAACTAGCAACAGTAGATCAAGAGAAAAAAATACTGATGGGATCTGCACTGATCCCTAACAAGATGATCTACCGCAGGGATGGTGATCAAGAATACCATATATATTTCTCTAAGGAAACAGTGCGTAAGGCATCTGAGCTGTTCCTAATGAACGGAAACCAAAGCAAGGCTACACTGGAACATGCTGTGGATATTGAAGGGCTTACAGTGGTTGAAAGTTGGATCATTGAGGGATCGCAAGATAAGAGCAAACTATACGGTATGGATCTGCCCATCGGCACATGGATGGTCAGCATGAAAGTGAATAATGATGAGATCTGGAATGACTGGGTAAAAACTGGTAAGGTCAAGGGTTTTAGTATTGAAGGCTTTTTTGTAGATAAAGTAAACCTAGCTAAAGAGCAGGAGGCAGAACGCAAACTGGCTCAAGTAAGAGCTATCATTAAAAAAGATCGTAGAACAAAAAAGGGTAAGCGTACTGAACTAGAATCATTTAGTGATTACCCCAAATCGGTACGCAATAACGCTAAGAGGGGTAGAGATCTTAACGAGAAAAACGGCAACAAGTGCGCGACCGATGTGGGCAAAAAAAGAGGAGCGGATCTTGAGGCAGGTAGACCAGTCAGCATGGAAACGATAAAACGCATGAGTTCATATTTAGCAAGAGCTGAAGAGGATTATGATAATGGAGATACCAATTCATGTGGCTACATTAGTTATTTACTCTGGGGTGGTAAGTCAGCCAAATCATGGGCTGACAAAAAGATCCGAGAAAGTCAAAAAGGTAACAAATAGCAAAAACAAGGTTCTATATATATGGATTCAAGTAATTCAGTATATAGCAAGAATTAAATTTTATAATAGACATGGCTAAAAGTCAAGAAACATTGAAGCGCATTATGACACTCCTAAACATGGAGGTGGCTTTAGCGCAGGAAACACTAGAGAACGGTACTGTAATTGAAGCGGATGAGTTCGTAGCAGGAGCAGAAGTATTTATCGTTACAGAGGATGGCGAGAAAGTAGCACTACCAGTAGGTGAATATGCTATGGCTGATGGTAAGATCTTGCAGGTAACTGAAGAGGGCATCATTTCTGGTATTGCAGATGCAGAAGCACCTGCTGAAGAAGCACCTGCTGAAGAGGTAGAGGCTAGTGAAGATGAAGAGAAAGAAGCACCTGCTGAACAGCTTAACTATGTTACCAAAGAAGAGTTAGCTCAAGTGGTTGATGAGATCAAGATGATGGTTGAAGAGATCGTTAAAGAGATGGCTGAAGATGTGGTAGAAGAGAAAAAAGAAGAGGAAGTAGCAATGAGCAAGAAACCTGCTCGTAAGCCGATGCGCCACAAGCCAGAGGCTAAGACTGCACAACCTTTAGATCTAGGTAAAGCTGATAAAAGCGGATCTACTTTGGATCGCGTAATGGCAAAACTAGCACAGTAATATGAATCGTATCGCTAAGGTCTGGGAAGAGCTAGACAAAAAAAGAGGCAGACATGCGAACCTTAGCAAAAAGGGTAAGCGTAAAAATGTAAAACTAGCAACTGTTCAAGATTTTGACCGTTTTGATACAGAGGACACTCAGCTTAATAATGATTTAGTTGCAGTTGGTAGAGGCTTTCAGCAAGAGATTAGATCAGAAATTGACACTATTTTATCAGATGCAGAGGTTTTGATAAACCTTAATGATGAATTTAGAAATGAAGTAGATTCAGCCTTTGATGAGCTTAAAGATCAGTTTGATGAATTAGGCATGGACATTGAGAGCCAACCGATTGCTAAAATGCACATGGAGTTTATGGCTAATGCAGATGAGAATGATCGTTTGGTTAAAGAATTTGCTTACGAGGCATTAGATTATTTTGAAGGACAGATAAGAGCTATAATTGGATCAAGATAATATGAAGCAGATACAAAAAGTATGGGCAGAATT